GCAAAAGAAAAATCGTTTATTTTGTAGACTTGCTTATAAAACTCTGTAAACGCTGAAACAAGTGTTTTTAGTTCATTTTGTTTCTTTTCTTCTTTCGCTTTGCAAATCGAATCAAGTAAAGAAAAAGTTGTATTTCTTAATTTTTTTCGATATGCTTTTTTTTGTTTTTCATTTAGTTCTGAAAACAAAGATTCAATATAAATTTCTGTTTTCTTTCCTAAAGAAGTTTTTAAAAGTCCGTTTGTTTTTTCGTTTAGATTTTTAAAAATCGAATCAACTGATAATTTAATAGTGTTATTTGCTTTTGCTTGTGCTTTTGCTTTATTAGCACTAACTTTGTTTACTTTGTTGTTAGAAACTTCTTTGTTTTCAACTACTACATTTTTTAATTCTTCCATAATAAAATACTTTTAGTTTTTATGTTTATTTTATTATATCCTTTTCTCTATAAAACTAAAAGATTTATAAGAAAAAGAGAAAAGGAATAAATTAATTTTATATTGTTTTAATATATCAAGTATCGCTTTTTGATTACATTACAAAGATACAATTTATATTTTAATTAGCAAAATTTTCAGAGAATTTTCTTTTTAAAAATTGTTAATCAAAATTTTAAATATCTCTTTGCTTTTTCAACAATACAAAGATAAAAAATATATTTTAATCTGCAAAACATTTATAGAAAAATTTTCGAGAAATATTTTAAAAATTATTTTTAATAATTTCGTATGAAAAATTTGCAAGTAGGTTTTAGGGGTTTGAAAGGTGGGCATGGTTGTGGGCATTAGATAGGGGTATATTGATGGATATAAGGTAGGATATAGAAGGGGTTGGTATAGGACCACTTTAGAAAAAAGAAGGCCCCATACAGTCCGGTAGATATTATCTGTATATTATCATACATAAAGGCCATTAGGTGACTAGCAGGCTTTTATACCAATGCCATGGGCCATGTATGGAGTCCTAAAGAACTAAGGCCTATAGTTAAGCCTATGGTAAGCCTTAGCAAGTCCCATGATGGCCTAGAGAGATAAGCCATAAGAAAAGCCCAGTACCTTAGATAGGCATGGGCTTATAGGGTGTAACTTAGTTAGCGATAGTTAATCTTTGAAGATATAGAAGGTAGCTTCCTCGTAAGTAAATGTATCGTCTGCCATAGAGGTATCGGCCATGGGTTCATCCTGTAACCTATTGAAGGTAAAGTATTCCTCATCTGTATTATAGTATACCAGGATTTCTGGTTTAGGTTCCCTTAGGTAAGCCTCTAGGGCAATGAAGGGGTTTTCCTTATCCGGTATAGGTACATAGCCTGTAAAGTTATTATCATAGGTATTATGTATGAATCGATACCATGAGTAATAATAGTTATAGGTACATAGATATCCCATTAGGGCATTAATAGCAATCTGTGGGTTAATTTGACTGGTTTTCATATTGGTAATGTTTTAGCATGAATAAATGTCGGTTATGATAAATGTACCGTTAACGTAATTGATAATAGGTTCGCATTGGTCATTGTGTTCTGCGAATACATTGTATAAGGCAGCTTGGATATATTCGATGTCGGCATCTGAGTAAGTAGTGCCAGTAGTGAATACCCAGGTATGTGTACCTTTATAATCTGTGACCGTAGAAGTAATAGAAGCAAGATATAACCGGTATACTTTAAGTGAAGTACTTTGGATTGCTTCTAGGATAGGAATGATATATTCTGAGTATCCCATAGAGTCATCGATAATAGAATCGTCATGGCCAGTAGAGATAACTACCAGGTCCTTGGCAATAGGATAATAATAGGCAATAGGATAATTGTTACCGCAGAGGATGTTGTTTGCATTAAATTGAATTGTTTTCATATCTGTATAATTTTTAAATTAGTAATATGCAAATATAAGCATTTTATTTAATATAGCAAAACCCTAATCAATTTTTATAAATCCTACTGAGGCTATTAATGGATAATGTCTTATAGCTCTATAACTTATTAATAATCAAAGAGTTACATAATCCATATCTCTTCTAGCCATTATTAGTTTCTTTCTAACTAAATATAAGGGCCATTAATAACATACTTACTAGTTTTAGGTACCCATAACAGCCTACATTTTTAATATAATCCCAATAAATTTGATGGCCATGAATGGTATATTTTAATGCCTAATCCCCAAATCCTATTGCCTAATCCTAACCAATATCTATATAATATATACTATATAAAAGGGCCATTAGGGGTCTAGGATTAAGGGGATTTAGGTACCCAAATAGGCCTTAGTTGTGGGCCTTTTAGGCAATTGGTCATAATGACCAAAGGCTGTGAGACATATGTGTTAGATAGCTATAGAGTAGTGGTGTTGTATAGTGATAGGGGGGCTAGGCCTAGAAGTTTGCCTTAATCCCAATACCCCCGGAAGGCCTTCAATATTGTATTAGTTATATGTATATTGATTATATGATATTAGGATTAAGATGTATCTTAGGTATGTATGTAACATAGTTAGGCCCAGTATGATTTTGTTTTATACTGGGCTTTAGTATTTATTTTGATATTTGTTTTGTTTGGGGTTAGGTGTATCTTAGGATTACAGTTTCTAATAAGATTAGTAGGATTATCTGTAGGCCTTGTAGGATTATGTATATGTGTTTTTGTTTGTTGGTGGGGCTGGGTATTTGATGGTATATCTTATCCCTGTGGGTTAATGATAACCAGGTATATAGGATTACTGGGATTAGTAGTAGGGTTTTCATTTCCTTTTCTGTTTTAATTTGTTTTGGGTACGTAGGTGCTTGTTGAAGGTTGTTTGGTCATCGGCATCAGGCCAACCCATGGATTCCTCCATGTATTCGGTAGTATAATCGATAATGGTTGCAGCATCGTCTTTGTTAATTGTAGCAACCTCGGCTTCGATTTCCCGTTGGATTTGGTCGTAATGATAAGCAAATGACCTCCGTATGCGTGCAGCAATTCCGGGGTATTTTTTAAATAATTCGATTAATTTACTTTCTTCATTCATAACGTCTATTTTTAAATGTTTATGCAAATATAAGAATAATATTTTAAATATGCAATAACCCCGATTACTTACTGGAGCCTTATAAGGTCAACTATTTCGATGGAAGAGTATGGCATACCCATAAGTTCTGAAAGTATCCTTTTGGTATGATATACATGAAGATGGTTGGGATTTAGTTTTACCCTTGGGAATATTAGATATGGCCTTAGTTCTTCAGTTCTGTAAGTGATTATAAGTTCCTCACAGAATTTTTCGTTTTGACAATCGAAGGATACTAAGAATTTAGACTGTTCTAGCATATTATTAATATTAAGCAATGAGTATTCTCATAAGTTAAAGGTTCTTTACTAGTAGGATGGGAGGATGCACCCATTATTAGGATAATTCCTCCCATGACTAAGATAAGTATAATATTAGGCTTCATGTAATTCTTGATAGGTTGTACATAAGTCCTCGATTAGGTCCCCGATAGTATCCTCCCAGGAATCGTACCCGTCAAGGTTATATTCCCCGGCAAATACGAAAAATACGTCTCCGAATATTAGCCGGACTGTTTTATCTGTAAGGTCCTCATCCTCGTCATATAGTTTGTTTTCGGTTTCATTATCCAAGTCCTCGTCTCCATTGAGTATATCGGATATTTCTGATAAACGTTTGAGATATGAGTTAAGAGTTTCAAGGTCCTCTTGGGAACGTGTCTCTTTGAATTTAAGATAAGTTTTTGATGGTACCATAGTTAGTCCTCCTTTGATTTTAATGGTTCGGCAATTACTGAAAGGAATCCTGCAGGATACAATGTATATAGGATACGATATCCGGGTTCATGTGGTGGTAAGAATACATTAAGTATATTCCTAAGTAATGGATAGAGTTTCCATTGATTATCCTCTAGGAATTGTTTCCATTCATCGATTTCGTTATCATCGTAATTGGCAGTTAATTGAATATGATACCGAGTATTATCCTTATCGAGAGGAGTAAATACGTTAGTGACTACCTCAATTTCGTTTGAAGGCTTTTTGTATTGGGTAATTGGATACCAGATACCTTTGTTTTTCCATTGATTGAGCTGGAATATTGTCATCCCAGATTCAAGTAAGTTGGTGAGTTTGTAAAGATTAACCATGTTGTTGTCTATTTTAAAATGAATAAATATATTTTATTTCTCACTACAAAGATAAGAATAAAATAAATAATATGCAAATATAACTGAGGTAGAGGCAGGACTATTAGTTAGGTTAGAGTCCTGCCTCTGGGATAGATATGAAAACAACTGGTTAATCTTCATCTAAGGTCTCATCAAGTACTTCATTAAGAAGCTCTTTACGTTGTTCTTTTGGTAGGCCATCCAGAGTTCCCTTAATCCTATCTTTTAATACCCTTTTAAGTGTATCTTGATACTGACTAATAAAGGTATGGGCAGAAATAGACACTGGAATAAGTACTCTCATTTGTGTAGTAACATTACAGTTATTTAATAACTGGGATAACTCTTTGCGGTTTTCCAATGAATGTTGAATAACCATGGCGATTACATCTGGTTGTTGAACATCAGTACAACCCGAAGCATAGCGTACAATTCTATCAAAGGTTGATTCTGTAATGTCAAAGGGCATACCATTTAAGAAGGGTTCCCTGAAGTCAGGGTCCATTGTTTCTGTTTCTAAAATAGCTCTGATTTTCATAATTCTACTTCTCCTATTCCGTTACTTCTCCTATTCCGTTAGCAAGTAAATAATCGTAGTACAAATGTACGTTAGTATCTCCGTAAGTCCTAATATAGGATTCAGCATCCTCTGGGTCTGCTGAGACCCAGGGATATTCCTGTATCTGTGCCTTATGTAACTGTAAGGCCAGAGATTTTAATTCTTCTTCGTTCATGATATTCTGAAGTTAAGTTGGTAAACCCAATGATTTTTATCCAGCTTGGTGAATGAGATAAAGATACCGTCACCATCGGTAAAATTTTGCATAAATCGTATGCAGCCATCGGCAATGATGTTTTCTCTTGGTCGGTCTACTGTAACCAGGCTTTCAAATGTAAATGTATAATAGCAAGTTTCGTATACCCAGATTTGATTGATATCAATGCAAGCAAGTTGATAGTTATCATATAACTTACTAAGTAACTCGTATAAGTTAGCCTTTAGGTTTTCCTTTTCTCCATTACAGAGGGAGAAAGTGTTTTTGTTAGCAATGAATCTTTGAAGTACCTCTTCTAAGTTCTGGATGGAGGATTTAGATGTTGTTGTTTTCATATTTTTATTATTTAATTATTACACTACAAATATAAGCATTTTATTTTAAATATTACTTTATTCATGCAATTATTTTAATATAGCTGAGGTTCTACATACAAGAAAAGGCAGTTGGATTGACTGCCTTTTGATTGATTTGTTAACTCTGATAAGAAGGTTTCTTCTTTTTGAATGGCTTTACTTCTCGGGTAACTTCTTGTTTGTAGAAAGCATCGATATTGGAATGAAGCATTTCTATAGTCTCCTGGGTTATGGTATCCTTTGAGCTACAAAGAGTATCATATATGGTTTCCCATAGTTCATTAACCAGATACTTTTTAATGTCTTCTTTGACATCGGATTCTGGTTCAAATTTGATAGCAACTGTAACATGGTCAATGGTATCTCCTTCTAGGAGAAGGCCTTTGAGTCGAGAGATATCATCTGGAGCATTTAAGTTATCATCCAGGAATCTTTCTATGGACATATCGCCTTGCATTAATTGTGAGGCATGTTCTGCTGAGATAGGAAATTCCTCTATACCGAACATAGAGTTTTCATTGTCTTCTGAGGTAAATACGATTTTTAGCATTATATTTTTGTTTTTAAACGGTTAATTACTTCTTCGTAGAATTGATTTATGAACTCAGGTTCAGGAGTTGAAGAACCTGGGTTAAGTTGTCTCCAATGGAATCTCACGCTGTTCTTAATCTCAAGAGCAAGATTATTAGCAGCTAAATCAAAAGCATTGTTGTATTGAATAATCTGTAAGAGGTTCCTTACACATTTGCTAGCATCTCCTAGAGGTACTTTCTGTTCAATCATTTCGAATCCGTCCTCGTAAATCTCTACTGTATCAATGTAAATGTCATCAATATGGTTAAGAGAATTGATTAAGTCTGGAGTAGTAACTTCTTCCTCATCTCCCAATTCGTTAGCGATTCTGAAGGCTTTGATAAAGGCATCTAAGATTCCCTGCATATCGGGGTCCTGTTCCTTAAGTGGAATACGTCTAATGATTCCAACTTGTTCGAATGATAAGTAATACTTGGTTTGCATAGTTATAAAATTTTGATAGATTATTAATTCATGTACAAATATAAAAATAATATTTCAATCTGCAAACAAATTAATAATCTATCTTTAAATTACTGAGGCAGAGCCCGGAATCTGTTTAAGTCCCAATCGTACTTTCTGTCTCCCTTATTAGTAAATACCCAAAGGTAATGGTCTTTATATTCCTTTGATATGGTATTATACTTAGAGGTCTGAATGATGATACGATTTGGTTCGTATTCAAGTAATTCTGCATGTACTGTAGATACATGATGACTTTCAAGATTAAGTTTAGCCTTGAAGTCTTTAAGGAACTCATCCCGGTTTACACCATAGTTATCTCCCACGAATTTAATGTAATCGTCCTCTACCTGTTCTAACATGGTAGATACCTTGAATCTAAACTTGTTCATCTTTGTTATTTTTAAGGGTTCGTAATTTCTCTTTGAGTTTTTCAGCATATCTTTCAAGGATATTACTTACTACTATCAAGCAATCTTCATCTGCAAATGACCTAATGATATTCATACATTCATCAAAGTAGTTTCTGATTGATTGAGGATTATTCCAAAGTACATCCCAGTTCTTGCAATAATTAAACCGGATAATATCTACGTATTCATTTACTGATACCTTACTATCTGGTAAATATGGATATACCCTTGAATACATAGATTTAAAATTATCCTCAATCTCCTCATTCAATCTAAACTCTTTTGGTAGAGCCTCATAGTAAGACATATCTGGAATGTAGAATTGGTAAGCAAATTCCTTATCTGTCTGTACCTCAATTCCCGGGTATGAATTAGCAAATAATACTGGTATTTTATAGAGCAATAAGTCTGGTACTCTATCATATACCTTGTAATGGTCTTGGTATTCTTTGTACGCATTAACATATACCCGGTCATCGTATATATGAAGTTCATTGAGTATCGTTTGAACTCTTGAATGAAAGTCTTCTAACTCGAAGTGCATAGCAATGTTAAAGGTATCTTCCATACCCTCTAACTTTTGTAGAGTAATAAGTCTGCGGCTTTTGATTACTCTGATTTTCTTTTTCTTTCTGAATAAGTTGAACATGTGTTAAAATGTAAAGTTAATATATACGTCCTGAGAACCTTTCATGAATTTCTCATGGTTGGTATCATCGAATTTAAAGCAAGAATATTTGCCTAATGAGCATTCATATTCTCTCTTACCCATACTGGTGCAGTAGTAGTGGGTTTAAGTTTAAAGTAAATACCCTGATTGATGTTCTTAATCTTGGTCTTTTTACATTCGGGGTCTAATGTTTCCATATATTTGTCTATTTTTAAAATTGATATGCAAATATAATACTTTTAAATTTAATATGCAAATCCGTATATACACAACTGAGGCCACTATTAATAGGTAGCCTCTAAGTTATTTTCTTTTGTTTAGGAATGATGCAGCAAGGGATGTATCTTCTTCTGCTTCTAGTATTTCATCATCCTCTAAGTACCTATCCATCTCTGGGTCATAAGAATCGGTATCAATCCTCATTTCAATCTCCCTACGCAATTCATGGTGTTCTTTAGAGGATATTTCCATAGCAGCCTTATAGTTATCTGTGATTTGATTGAGTTCTTTCTTATTAAGATTAAGGCCCTCCTTGGACGTATCTACTCCCTCTTGCTTAGTTGCAACTACTTCAGGCAATGAATTGATATCGTATTTGTCCTCTAAGAGTTTTGCTTCTTCAGTTTTAGTAAGTACCTTTTGAGATTCTAATACGATAGTTCTTGCTTCCTCTATCGAGATAGTATTCTCGGCATTGAGATTATTCTGTTGATTGAACTGATTGAAGATATTAGTTGTATTGCCTCCAGTAAGATTACGAATGATTGATTGTAATGATGTAGAAGATTCCAACTTAAGCTTCAATGTCTTATTAACCTCGGACGAAATGAAAGGAGTATATTTACCTCCTTGGGAATCTCTTAAGATTTGCAACTGGTGAGATATCTCCATTCTATCCTCTAATGCCCATGCTAGTTGTTCTCCCAATAACGCGTTAAGTAATTCTTCCTGTTTATCTTTATCCCATATTCTAGAAGACAATAATCTGTCTCTCATGAATACTCGTACATATTCTATATCAATCCCTAATCTATTAGAGAATGAATTGATATCATAGGTTACTCCACACAAAACACCATTACCCATTAACCACTGATTAATAAGGTAATTCTGTACCTTAATCAATGCTTCCTCTTCATGTGTCTTCTGGTATTCTAAAGCCATTGCAGTAGTACCCATAGGACGAGGGAATCTTGTTATCTTATCTTCTTTTGCCATATAAATAAGCCTTTCTTATATCTTTAGATTCATCATATCCTACTAGCTCTAACTTATAACATACATAGCAATTAATACTAAGGTTATAGAAATATGCCTTATAGGTTTTCTTTTTCACTGCCAAATTAAAAGAATCACCAGAGACATAATCCCTGGTGAAAATTAATTTATCACATTTGCCTATCGGAATACTAAGGCAAAGTTTCCAATCCTTGGCAATAAATTTATTGCCGTGAAGGTCTAGGATTTCCTTTGCCATGACTTCCCTTTTTATAGGTAGATTGTTTTTTGTCTTGTTCATTGAGGTATTCCTTCTTCCTTTTTTCAATGAACTGTTGGATATCTGGGAACATCTTTGCTCTTAAAGGTACTACCTGAGTAGCAAAGAAAGCATTCCATAGGTTCTGTGTAAATCCTTCACCTACTTTAAGCTTGGATATTGCCCAGAATTTACTTTCGAAATTCTTAATGATTTCCTTGAACCGATAATAATATAACTTATGAGTCTTAGGGTTAATGCCAATGGTAGTAGTTTGGCAATAATCTAGAAACTCTTTACCCAATTCGGAAATAAACTCTTCCCTTTTGAAGTCGTAATTCTCTTGGTCGAGTTTAAATAACTTTACGTAATCTATTGCTTCCATATATTTACTCTTTAATTGTTTCTAAAGGATAAGCCTTTAGTGTTACTTTCTTGGTTGCATCCTGGACCTGAAATAAATATCCTCGGTAATTATCCTCATAATAGGAGGACCAGATTGCTTCCTTTACCCTGTACCAATCTAAAGTCTTGGCACCTTTGGGGATTCCTGTGATTAATAACATGTGAGGGTTTTCTCCCACTTGAATGTTAAAAATATCCTTGCCATCAAAGTTACCTATTACTACATAGTCCGGAAAGGTAGGGTATTCCTTTAATTTAGGGTAAGGTACACCCAAACTATCTACTATGGTTTCAGGCTCTATGATTTGATTCTGAAATCGGATATTTAGTTTCGATTTACCTATGTATAGGTCTTTGACTATATTCGTGAACATATGTAGATTATTATATGGGTTATACCTTGGTCCTTGAAGTTATTTAGGTTAGTTGCCTTTTCCTCAAGTTTCCTTAGTGTCTTTCTAGAATCTGTACAGATTCTTCTGGTTGGATTTCTAACCAGCATCAGAATATTCTCTAGTGCAGGTTGCAAAGCATTAACTGGTCCTGCATAAAGTATCTCATGCTTCTTCCCACTAATTACATTGTATTGGGTTTTATAGGCATACTTACCTTTGATATAAGTTACCTCAACCTTTTCTATTTCTTCTTTTCTTATGTTTCTTACCATAACCGTCTTTATTTACATAATCTGATATTTCGTCTAATTGTCCCAAGAGTAATGCCTGCACAAATATAGGTACAGGCCTGAAAAAGAAGTTTCTTATGTTACTGACGTTAATATACCAATCGTATACAATAAAGAACTTCTTAATCTTTCTATGTTTAAGTGAACGTTGAACTAAGTAGGTTTTAACGCATCTCTTATGCAACTCCACCAACTCCTTGTCTTGCTTTAACATCTCCTTTGCGGAGAATATAGTGTAATCCATTTTTATACCTTTAGAAGGTTAATACAATGAGGAAGGTACTCTGATATTGGGTACCTTCCCTGAGAGGTAAAATCAAGCAACTTGTTCTGGCTTAAGGACTTTGTTCTTGAAGTCCTCGTATGCCTTAGCAGCTTTCTTGTATTCTTTGGAGTTTTGGTCCTTGATACGGAACATTTCCCGTTCAAGTCTGTGAAGTTCATTACGAGTTTGTTGTCTCCATTTCTTCCGGGCCAGGGTATCGGTTATATCCTCTGGGTATACGTATTTTACTTCCCGGTTGGAGATTACCTTTTCGATGATGGAGGGTTTCTGTTGTTTTTCAACATCTTTTACTACCTCTGCTTTTTTAGAGGTTTTCTTTGTTGGTTTGGGTTCTTCCGGAGTAACCTGAACCAATTTGGCACCTGCAAATTTCTTGGCAGCTTCCTGGGATTCTTCTACCAATTGAGCCTTAGTCTTTTTAGTTCCCTGGGCCTTAGTAGTTTTAGACTTGGATGTAGCATCCTTAATTCCTTCTAATTGTTGAGCAACTTTGTTACCGATAAGGTTAGCAACCTTGTTTTCATTCTTTTTCATAACGTCTATATTAAAAATGTTTATAAATGAATTAATTTCTTATCACATTGCAAATATAAGAATAATATTTTATATAGCAATAAAATAAAAAGAATATTTTTAAATAGCTGAGGTTAATCGGCTAAGAAGTCGAAGATCTCTGGAGCATAATCTATCTCGTTTTCTGGGTCTGATAAATATTCGTCCAGGTTTTCGTTATAATAATCGAGTTCTGATTTAGCCTTGGGAGCAGGTACAAAGGGTATACATTTTTCTGGATATTTCTCTGCAAACTTAATGGCATCTTGATAAGTTAACTTCTTATCAGTATAAAATTTAACCCATGTATGGGAGTATCCCACTCCTTTTCTAGTAACTTCGTATTGTTGATATCCAGAATTACTTATCTGGTAGATTTGATTCTCTGGAATGATTTCTATTTCTACCTGATATTCGTATATTCTTTTTCCGAGTTTGTTTGCCATTTCCTGAATTGAATCCATTAATGACTTAGGCTTATCTGCAAATGAGAAACTGTATTTAGTTTCTGGTACATCGTTCTTTTTAAACGACGGAGCAGGATTTATCCTGCTTGCATCGGGTGTAGGTTTTGAGCCTATAGCCAATCCAATTAGTATAAATCCTGCTAACCCTATGATAGGTAGTTTTCTAAGACCTGAGTTCATAGCCTGTGGTTTTAAACTTGTTTCTGATATTAGAAGAAACGTATTTACCTTTGGACTCTGCTAGGTGTAATTCATTGCAGATTTCTTTAGGTACACCATCATAACGGTAAACTTTGTTGCCTTTAAAAGCAATCCAAAGTTGTTTGTTTTTGGAGTCATATCCGTAGCCTTCAACGTTTGAGGATTCGCAAGGAATCATTTCAACTCCAGTGTTCAATTCAACTGATTCTAAGTATTCGTTCTTGTCCATATTAAATTAAATTATTAATGTGAGTTCAGGATGAAATTTATTAGTTTCTTTGTGTAATAGTTCCCATGCTCCGTAAACTCCTTGGGATAAATCATGTATCCATTCGTCTTCCATTTTGAATAGGATATGAGAACAGATATATAATTGATATTCGTTCAGAGTCTTTATCAATTGAGGCATTTCGTATATCTCTTCGTAAATCTGAATATGATGATTGACTGAATCAAGCATCTCTTCATTGTTTATCTGTAACAACTTCCTGAGTAAATCGGGTTCTGTTGTAGTGATATTGTTTTTGATATTAGTCAATGCCTCAATTTGAATCTGAGCAATGTTCTTTACTACCTCTTTGGTTTCTGCATCCATTTTTAATATTTATTTTCGTTATACAAATATAAGAATTTTATTTTAATAAATAATACTCTTTTATTAAATACTGAGGTAGAGGTTGTCTATCTAGAGATAGCTTCTTCGATTTTCTGTTTGATTGAATCAGGGAATATTACATCCTTGTACCATCTCATGAAGAACTTAGAAGGCTTTTTCTCGGAGTTGAGAAGTAATTGTCGTTGTTCTGCAGAGAACTTTAATCGTTCTTCTTCAAGCATAAACTTAGGGAACTTTGTGAACTCTGCTTGAGAGAAGGATATGGTTTTCTTACCAACAGAGGCCCTTAACGGTTTCTTCCTTTCTTTATAAAGATACGGAACAATTTTCTTCGATGGTCCACCAAGGATACTAAAGCCGAAGATGACCATTGGGTCAAATTTATCTGCCTTGGGGTCTTTGGCTCGTTTGATACATCTTGCCATCCAGGAGTATGAGTTAGGATATTGCTTGTTGTCAGTGGCTTCTCCCACATCCTTACTGTTGAATTCGAATCCTGGGAAATGAAAAAGAAAGTCCTCTGTAAGAATAAAGACAAACCCTAATTCCCTTAGATACTTAATAATCTCTTGTTGGCTCTTACCTTCTTCAACCATTTTCTCTACATCTGCCAAGATATCTTCTCTTGGTGATTCAGTAAGTTGTTTACTCCCAGTAGAAGGTCTTCCTCTTCCCACTGAAGGTTCTTTGATTGGTAAGTTACCTACGAGCTTATCTAAGTAATTCTTAAAATTCTCGACATCTTGTTTATTTGTAAGAGTTACCTCTATTCTTATTGGTCCCTTATGTTGTACTTTTGGCCCTGAATTCATTTCTGTATACGCATCTACCAATCTATCTTGAATATAGGAGCCATTATCTTCAAGTGTAGTGATACGCAGTTTGGGTTTATATGTTTTTTCTTCCATAAAGTCTTAGTATTAAAAAGAAAGGCCTGAACAAAAGTGATTTGCCAGGCCTTTACATCATTAACGAATACTTAATAAGATATGAGATTAATCTTCTTCTTTTTTGGCCTTCTTTTTCTTTTTATCTTTGGCCTTCTTGTCCTTCTTTGCAGGAGCAGCCTTTTCGGTGGCTTCTGCCTTTTCTTTCTTTTCCTTCTTGGGTTTTTCTTCCTTCGGAGCTTTACCGGCAGCCAGTCTTCTCTGTTCCATACGATATTTTTTCTTTTCATCAGAAGTCATTTCCCGACCATCAATGAGAGGATAATCGTATTTGGTAACTCTGCCAGCAGATTCCTTCTTTTCTTTTTTCTCTTTTTTCTTTGAAGCCTTTTCGTCTTCTTTGGCTTTTTTCATTTTTACTAATTTGGCTTCGTTCTTTAAATCCTTTTCAGGATACTGGGCAGCGACTTTATCTCTTTCCTTGTTGAGCTTATTCAAGAGTTCAGTAACCTTTTTACCATGTTTCTTGTCTTTTGACCAATCCTTTTGAGGGTCCAAGTTGTTCTCTTTGAGATAAGCATCCAATGCCTTTTTAGCCTTTGAAAGTTCCGGAGTCTTATTAGCCGGTTTGTCTTTCTTCTTGTCTTTCTTCATGTTTCTAAAATTTTTAAGTGGATTGAAATTTCCTTAGTAATTATCCATAGTTATAATATCCTAATCGAAGTAGGGATTTCCTTAATTTCTAGGATTTCTATACTTGCATTTTCAAGAATGGCTCCAAGTTCTAAGGCATCCTTTATCTCTTGCTCAGTAAGATTGACAAAAGTTTGTTCTGCAATCATTTCTCGTCCATCTGAATAATTAACATATTTAAACTTTACAGTACTGATAGTACCTTTTAGTTTTTTATCTAGCCTACCCTTAAAATCCTTAAGCCTACGTTTAAGATATTGAAGGTGAATAACATGGGTTTGATATTTACCTCTCTTATGAGGAGGAGTAACCTTAATCATATACCGAGTATATTCCATATCTTTTAATACGGCTTGAATACCCTGTATGATGGTTCTTAAATTCATTTCTTCCATGATGGTCTTGGTATTGGTTTATTTTCGATTGCCATTTCGGTTAGCATTTCTTTGGCTTCTTTAATAATTAATTCAGAGAGTTCCCTTTCTTCATTCGATAAGGGAGGGTCCATATCTTTATCTTCTAGTGCATTAGTATAATTCTGAATAAGATTATCTAATGCAAGAATAGTTATATTCTTTCTGATTTCTCTTTTGTCTTCCATAACCTATAAAATAAATAAAGCCTACTACCTTCTCAGGCAATAGGCTCCCAACATAATTTTTGAAATACTAATAAACTATGCAAACCATTAGCGATGTTCTCGCTAATAAGTAAGGGATAGAAGTTTAATCTTCGTCTCCGGCTTCCTCTTCTTCGCCCTTAGCCTTTTTAGCTTTCGGGTTACAGATAATACCGTGTCCTTTTTTGGATTTTACGGTTAGATTGCCCGGTACGAATGTTACGGATGTAGAAGTTGGTTTACCGTCGATGACCAGAACTGATGTTACCACCACTCCCTGATATCCTTCTTTGTTCTTTACTGCGTAACCGTAGTTCTGAACTTCGGATTTATCGTTGATTTTGATAACATCAATCTGCTTGCTGTTTGGACGTTGCTCTGCAGGACGGTTTTTCAAAGCTTCCATACGAGCTTTACGTTTTGCTTCTTTTTCAGCATCTTTTTCTTGGCCACCTTTCTTCTTGGTGTCTTCTTTTTTCTTAGTTGCCATAATCTTTTAAGTTTTAGTTTTATTTAATAGAACAATAGTTATTTCTTATGATAAAGGTGGGCTATTGCTTTAGCCCAACCTTCATAGCCGGAGAATGAATTACTTCTTTCCTTTTTTGCCTTTACCCTTGGCTTCTTTCTTTGCCGGGAGTTTGAGACCCAATTCTTTGGCAATTGCTTTGCGAAGTTTTTCGATATCATCTTCTTCGTAATCGTCCGGGTCTGTTTCGAGGTCTTTGTCATCGCAAACATCTTCCAATTCTTCGAAGTCCATTTCGGCAAGAGCTTCACCGGTTAATTCTTCTTCCTCTTCGTCCTCTTCTTCTTCGTCGTCCTCTTCTTCTTCCTCGTCTTCGTCCTCTTCTTCATCAGAGTCCTCATCATCGTCAGAGTCCTCATCATCGTCATCCTCATCGGAATCTTCGTCATCGTCCTCTTCTTCTTCCTCGTCTTCGTCGTCATCATCTTCTTCTTCTGAAGCAAAGAAGTCTTTTGCTTCTTCGGCAGACAACATAATAGGAGCCGGGATAATTTTTACTGAGCCATCTTCGTAAGTAATGATGATTGCACCATTAATCTCTTTGCGAGATACTTCCTTTAACTCTACCTTTTTGGTTTCTTTTTTCTTAGCCATTTTCGTAAATGTTTAAATGTTAATAATCAATAGTTATATCACTCTGTTATAAGTTTCTTGTATTTTCTTTCGCTTCCCGTAAGATAAGCAAATGCAATATTATATTGTTTTACCTCATCAATTACGGTCTTTAGTTCTTCTTGAGATTCTATCTTTACATCTTCTGTATCGATAACTTCATCTTGGTCATTATAGGTATTAACCTTAAAAGATTTACCCCTGAACGGATTTAATTGTTTATGTACCTTTACTTCCGGTACTGGGTTTTTAGTTTCCATTGCTGTATTTAATTTTAATTATTCCAGGAATACCAACCTTACCAAATACTTCGGTATAGAATTTGTATTTTGGATTTTGCATTGATTTATAGTTATCGGCTAATCTCATGGGAAATACCCAATATTCATTTTCTAGCATCCTGTTTGTCATAATGTAGGCATATTTGCTTCTCATCCTATATTTGCTTACAGGAGTGAATCCTTGAAATCTTAAAGCTTTTACTAAGAACCTTTCTTTTGGTTGCCATCCCAAATGATTTAAGGATTCATCATAAAAGATATCAAGCATATCCCTTTGTGCTTTGATAAATAGTACTTTCTGTATCGGGATATCTAATTTCTTTCTTAGGTACAAGGCCAAGGAACATACCAATGGGGGATATTGCAAAGAAAAAATATTATATTTATGCTTTTCCTCTTGACTCAGCCTGTTGTAAATCCTGTAAGATAGCAGAATGGATTTGTATTCTCTTCTTCCGGATATACTTGGAAGATATGCCTTCCCGTTGTCCATACAATTTTTGTGAGTACCTTTCATTGAATACCTTCTTTCCTTTTGATTTAAAGACCCGGTGCATTTGAACCATGAACCTTCGTCTTCTGTGTTTATCAATTTTATATTCATCCGGGATAATAAACTTCCTGGCTTTTACTAATCTCCCTTTATACCAGAATTTAGTAGAACCAGATTTATGTCTTAGACCATTCATATCTTGAAGTATTCTTATCCCTTGCCTAAGTAATTTCCTGCCTGATATGATATGAATATATTGAAGAACATCTACTCCGTACATATAAACCAAAGTCTTTTTTATTTGATACCTTGTGAAATAAGGTATACCGGTTAAGTGTTTCCGATATAAACTTTTTTCGGTAATACGTTTGTTGGTGGTATCTGGTCTCCATGTCCATATATAATATCTATCTTTTCGGATTGGTTCCCTACTACTTTCCTTTAGCTTTACCATTACTCATAGTCCTCCTTGCAGTTCTAAACCAAAGTGTTATCGATTTATCATTTGCATCTGGGAACTTCTTTTTCATCCTTCTAGTTACTCTTTCTAAATCATAACCCTTTGCAACCAATGACCATACATAGGATTTCTTAGTTCCCTTGATGAGATTGAATTCATCCCTTTCTCTTGGTGATTTCTTTTCCCTTGGCTTTTTTATTCCTGGAACCCTTTTGGATTTCCTTTGCCCATCTTCTCCTTCTTCTCCAAGAAACCCAAGCCTTAATTTTGAATTCCTTAGAGGGTCATCTTTTGAATAACCTATATTCTCTAATTGTTTATCCATCCAATCATCATATTGGTCAATCAATGATTTGTCTGGTTTATTAGTTGACCTTTCGATATAACCAATTAAATCGAAAACTCCAGCAGCACATGCATCAGGGAAAGGCATACCCAATACTATGGCTTTTCTTTTTAAATCCCTGTAAGTCATATTCCTCCCGGCTGAACCAAGGAAACTGGCTTTTTCTTTTGAGGGTGCTGGTTTATTCTTTTTGTTCTTTCTCATATCTTTTATTTTAATTTGTTGCAAATATAATACTTTTTATTTATATAAAGAAATATTTCTACTTATTTTTATAAAAAGCTGAGGTATCTGATATGCGTTCAGCAGCCGTTGATTTAGGCTTTTTCTTCCTTTTCTTTTTAACCTTATCAGCATTGAAGGCCATATCAAGTTTCTTAATACTGAATTCTATATTATTCACTTGATTATAGTTAACTGCTTTTTCCACGCAGCATCTGTACTCAGGCCAGAAGCGTTGTCCTAATTTTACATCAACTGTTTTAATCATAAACTTGGATACCATAAATCCAAATGTATCTGCATCATCTTTCTTTTCGAATACATACATATAGAATCTACTAAATTCACTAACTACCTCATCTAAAGGTCTTACTGGCATTAGCAAATATCCATCTGTATATAATTCTTCTGATATTAAGCATACCCAGTATTTCTTTTTTCTGGGTTTTACTTTATATCTAAACCTTTCTTTCAGTTTTGTGTGCATCCATTCTGGTACTCGGTTTAAAAGGTATTTAATGTATATCTTGTCCTTCTTATTCAACCGCCTTTTAAATGCAGAAGGCTGTTGTAGCATTCTTGGTAGAATCCTAAAGTTATTCCACCTATCGAACTCTAGAATTAACCTCATTGAATCTAAGTCCCAGGGGTCTTCTGATTCTTTGAGTCTTTTCATATTTCTTTCGATATTACTATTGCTTACCTTTGAGAGTAAGTTAGAAGAGTCTCCAGTATATAGACTAGCTTCTTTCCTTGTTAATCTCTTTTCAATACATCCTTCAATAAAATCACAAAAGCTTCGTTCGCAAGGGCAGTCAGGTCGAAAAATAGAAGTGTGTAACTCGAAAAAATCAGAGAATAATCTGAAGAACTTTTCTGACCTTTCTCTGATTTCTAAATACTTGTAATGTGACAACTTTAAAATTTCACCAGCTTCCCATGAGGATTTGCTTTCTGATAACTGAAGGAATAAAGACTGCCTCTCTATTTCGTTTAAGCAGTCCCAAGCTTTCTTCTGAGCATCGTTCATATTAATTCCTCCTAAAATCCATTATTCTATCTATTGATTCACTTGTTATCTCATTTGGGTCATAATCTTGGGAGTTAGCATATAACTTATCTGGGTCATAATTCTGGTACACGCTATAGATTACGTTATCAAAGGGTAACCATATTTCCATTTTACCCATTTCCGGATATAAAAGAAGTTGTACCATTTTATTTATGTGGTCTATACCTAATACCGTAGCATCTATTCCTTCGTAAGGATAACCTTTGAGTACTAAGTAATCGCCTATCTTAACATTCATCAAATCGTCTACAGAATATTTCTTTCCTTCTTTTGCCATCCTCTTAAACCTTTTAACATCCTTTCTGGTACATGTAGCTACCAATGAGAAATCATCAAAGTCTTCAGAATTATCTATTCTAGCTTTCTTCTTTCTTTCATGAAGAGTCTCTGTAGACTTTAACCAAGTTCTTATACCTGATATACTTCTCTTCAGTTTGTTTAGAAAAGGTCTAGAGTACGCTAACTCTGTAGGCATCTTGATAAAACCATAATTGAATAAGATAGGTACTTCTTCGAATATCATCTTACCCTTTGCGGTTTTCTTTAAAACGTTTATCGTAGGGATAATGGCACGTACTTTTTTATATCCCTTTTCTTTAAGTTCTTTATTAATGTTCTGATAATACTTTCGTTCTATGTAGAAAATACAATAAGAATAAGGGATACGTTTCATATTATTTCTTTTTAATGATTAACTTAGCTTGCTTATGTACTTGCTTATAATTAACATTCTCCAGAATATCACTTGCAAGAAATACATAAAGATTAACTGAAGTACTGATTGACATACTGGGTTTTTTAGATTGTACCCATATAAAATCTCCCAGAGTACCAGGTCCCCCTTCTACTACAAAGAAAAATTCATTTGCAGGCATAGAGTTATACCTCATACATAATATAGGGAGTTTATTTGCCCTTTTAGCATCCTTACTTGCTTGTTCCCAAAATCTTAGGATATCACAAGTTTTGTTTCCAAGCAGTACATGTTCGAATTTGATATCTTTGTAATTTTTACATTCGATAGATATCTTACAGCGATGAGCATGTTTTTCATCTGTACAGGTTAAATCAGAAGTGGCATCCTTATTAGAATGCCAAGCTCCTGAACCTGCCCGATTCCTTTCAAATTTGAACCCAGTCCACTGAGTAAACCAGGCTCCTATTTTTCTTTCAAATCTGTTTCCTTTATTTTTTGAGTTCATAGGTTAATGTCTTGTAGTTATAACATTATAGTAAATTATAACTACTTAGGCCATTGACTTTTTCGACTTGCAGGATTTTCGTATTTGATAGAGGAAGAGAATCTAAATGAGTAATTAAGAATAGGGTTTTATCTGCAAAAGTATGTCTGATTAAAGAGGTTACTACTTCTACATTATCAGAGCTTAATGATTCGAATACCTCATCCAAAAAGGCAAGGTTTATACCCTTAGACATTGTAAGAGATTCATTCATTGCAAATGCCATTGCCACATTTACCAATTGTTTTTCTCCACCGCTAAGTTCATCGTAATCAATAATTTGCCCATCTCTTTCAATTAAAGTAAAAAATTCTTTTCTAGCAGTACCCAGGTCTATGTTAAATTCAATCCTAAATCCCAATACTTGAGAGTATTTATCAAGGGTTCTATTTAACATATCCAGTGATGAATCGAATAAGTAAGCCTTTATTCCGTTGTTACCGAGAGGGTCATTGATTAACCAATTGTAGTTTTCTAACTCCAACTCTTTATTGTGGTAATCCTCATCTACCTTACGAAGAGTTTTTCTAATCTCTTTAAGTTTCTCTTTATATTTAGGAGACATAACCTTAAGTTTCTCTTGTTTGAGCTTTTCCAACTCCTCGTCAATATCAGCAATATCAGAAGCAATATCATCGCATTCTTTTTGAAGTCTCTTATACTTCTCATTCGTAGTTCTCAACTCATCCAATCTACCCAGAGCATCCTCATATTCTTCTTGTAGTTTGTCTGAGTTTATAATTGCTTTATAGATAATATCTACGCTCTCTTTAGCACGTTTGTAGTGGCCTTTATCTAACTGTATCTTGAGTTTCTTTACAAAATCCGGTAATGATACTCCTGAAATATTACGGTTGTGTTTTATTTTAGATTTAAGACCATCTACATAATCAGTATGTTTCTTAATCTTAATCCTAAGACTCTGCTCTACCTCGTCCTTAAGTTGTTGCTGTTTTTTAATAAGTTGCTTAGTTAGGTCTTCCCTATCTTTCTTTAATTCTCTACGTTCTGACTTTATTTTTTCTTTGAAACCTTTCTCTCTATCACGTAAATCAAAGTAAGCTTCCTTATTTGCTTCAAGTTCTTTCTTTAATAAAGCAGATTGGTGTTCTACTTCGTTTGCCTGAGCTAATAGGTTATTTTTATCCTGCATAGCTATACCTTTGGCAATGTTAAGAAATTCTAAATCAAATACTTCTTCGAATATCTTCTTCTTATCTGAATTAGATTCTTGTATCAATCTTTTAATACCCTGCCCAAACATAATGGAGTTCATGAATAGAGTATAGGATAAACCAAGTTCTGCATTAATGGCATCTTGGAGTTTATTCTTACCCTTTACATTCACTACCTCGTTGTCTTTCATAAGGATAAGCCTATCTTTACCTTTAGCTCCATCCTCAAGAACTATATTGCATTTCTGGCATCTGATAATTTTATAGATATGTTCTCCTTTTTGAAAGAATACCTCTACCATTACTCCCTGGTAATCTTTAGGTCTTACCTTTTCCCAGGTAGTTACTTCTGATACTCCTTTTAGGTTTTTACCATATATTGCCCATACCAATGCCGATAAGATAGTTGATTTACCTTTACCATTCGGTGCCTTGATAAGTATGGTACAACTTGGGTTTAAAGGTATATGTAGGTTTTCTATTGAACAGAATCCTACTACGTTCATTGTTGTAAATGTTAACATGATTCAGCTTTTTTAAGTATGTCAATCAGTAGTTCTTTCTTATCTTGTTCAGTTATACCTTTTTCCTTAAGATACTTCCTTGCTAGAGCTTTCTTAGAAAGTTGCTTAGTAATTTTATGGTTAGTATTTACTAAGTTACTAGTTTTCTTAGGTAAAACGGTATAATAATTGCCATCATCCCTAATATCTTCATCAGATTCTACATCTACGAATTTAGGAAATTGCTTAAGGTGTACAAATTGCATTGATAAGTCTGAATAAATCTTCCAATAACCCAATTTACAATCTCTATCTGTTCTCCTTTGATGATTAGGTGCTCCTATCATATAAACCTTCTTTGATAGTCTTTGAGGTTTATGTATATGACCACATAATACCAAGTCAAATCGATTCAAGATATTTACATTGAGATTTTCTACAGAATCAACTTCCCTACCATCGGTATCCTTTGCTCCGGGATAGTCAGTATGAAGAAGAAGTATGTTCCTTACATTCTTATCTAATTTTAGTTTCTTAAGATATTCACTTAAACCTACATTATTATCAATGTATGGAACCCCATAAATGTGGTAATCTCCATAAGAACACCATTTGATTCTAGTTAGATTAACACAGCTCATAAAATTCTTATGAAATACAAAAGGCCATCCCTTAGTTATCCTATCAATACGATTTACAGATTTCAAATCGTGATTCCCGTCTATATAAATCATTTTGAATTTTGGATAGTTACTCTCTAACCTATCGAACTGTTCAGCAACGAATATTGCTAAATCTTGGTCAATTGATTCTGGCTTATGAAATAAATCTCCACAAAACAAAGCAGGACATTTGTACTTTTCACATTGACCTGCAATAACGTCAAGGACCTTGATACTATTCAAGGTCCTATTGTTGTTCTCATTGAATTTTGCCCATAAATTGATGTGCAAATCCGAGAATGCTATAAATACTACTTCTTTACTCATGAAGAAAATCAATAATAAGTTTCTTACGAATATCCAAATTAGCTTCTCTTATACAGAGAACTTTAGTTTCACCATATATGGATTTGATTACTCCCTCTGTTGCACCGTATTCCAAGAGTTGATTCTTAAAAATGTTCTTATAAATAGAAGATATTTCCTTAGTAGGTAAGAATCCCCACAAGTTCAATACGTTATCCATTATAGAAGATATTAAGAACTGGAAGTAATTGTTATCTATCCGTTTACCATTATCTTCCATAACCCATTCCTTTACCATGGCAGTAGTAAAGTCTAATAGGATAAGATGAGTACATTGTTGATTGAGTAACATCTTGCAAGTTTCGAAAAAGTGTTCCATTTCACATTTAGGAACATTCTTGGCTTGCTTGTAATAGAAATAGGCAGCTAAATCAAGATAGCTTCTATCTGTAACAAATCTATCCCTATCTCTGAACATTTTGTTTCTTAGGTTCATTACCTGAAAATCTTCGAGTAACAAATCCTTTGAATCCCTTTCTAACATCTCTTTATGAGACATATCCTTTGTTTTAGGTATTAAGTCTGATACACTACCAGATATAAAATCCAATACTAGAGGGTATTCTGTTACATCAAACTTAATCATCCCGGGAACTTCTTTTGCTAAAGTGGTTTTCCCAACTCCACTTGCACCTGCAAACATTATTTTCATTCGGATAACTCTTTAAATGGTTTAATAAATTCTTTAGTTAGGAACGAAGCAAGAGAATACTCTATGCACAACTTCCTAAATTTATCATAGTTGAAAGTCTTCTTTCTCTTGAGAGGTATCTTATCTAAAGGGACATTACCTACAAACCAGAATAAATCAATCAACTTACGATTCCTTTCCCAAGCTTCTTGGTACTCTTTATTAGGTTTAGCTTCCAGATATTTGTAGATTGATTTATACTCAGCTAATATCTTTCTTGCAGTTACTGGACCTATACCCTTAAAACCTGGAATATCATCGGAAGTATCACCCACCATTGCAAGGTATTCAACGGTCTCATGTGAATGATAACCAAATAACTCTTTACAATTACCCATTCGAATAACTTCATCCTTTCTTGGATTTAATATCCTAACGTTCTTGTTTAGAAGTTGATTAAAATCCTTATCTGATGATACCAAGATTACATTATCTGAACGATAAGTATTAATAATTAGGTATGCTAAGAAATCATCTCCCTCATATTGAGTTTTATTCCTTTTATCAAATATATAAGAAATTCTTAGCATACCTAATATCTTCATTATGATTGCCTTTTGTATTTGCAAGGATTCATAATCAACCGATATATTTTTTCTGTGTCCCTTATAGTTAGGCAATAACTTATCCCTTACTGGTGAATGACCATTATCAAAGGTTATAACTACTTCGTTTGGTTCAAACCTTGTAAGATACATGTGAAGTGATTTGAAAAATCCAAATATTGCTCCACTTGGTTTACCGTCTGTGGATTTAAGTTTCTCGAACTTGTGAAAAGATTGATGGAGAATGTTCTCTCCATCAATCAATAATACTGTTTTCTTACTCATCGTCTTCCTCCTCGTCATCTGACTCGTTAAATGATTCATATTCTACTCCATCTACTGGATATAAATTAGTAGTCAATGCTACTATCTTCTTTCTAGTTGTACCGATAGTATTTATCTCAGCCTTCTTTAATAGTTTACGACGAAGTTCATCATCCTCTTCCAAAAGCTTTTGGAATTTCTCTTCACCTCTTGCAAGAGTTTTTCCTTTGAACTTATATACTCCACCTGAAGATTTTTCTATGATATCATTTTCTACCAATACATCCTCAAGAGCATAGCATCTATCAAAACCTACTTCATGGAACTTAGGATTGAAGTAAACTGGGCACTTACTGATTGTAGGTCTTGGAGGAGCAACTTTATTTTTAATAAGTCGGATTGTGACCAATTTACCAGCTTTCCGTTCTTTACCTTTCTGTTTAACAGTGATAGACTTGCCTGAGTAAAAGGCAGCTCTGATTGAAGCGTAGAACTTAAGTGCTGCACCTCCTGTAGTAGTTGTGTTATCTTTTCCAAATCCGACATTTAAAGCAGTTCTTAATTGGTTAATGTAAATCTGTGTAACTCCTAATCTATAGAATAATTCACTTCTGATACGGAAGTATTTGTAAAGAGCTTTTGCTCTACCTCCCATTTCAGCCTTACCCTCTACCATTTTAGAATCTATGTTATCTGCACAATCCATAGCAGCAATAGAATCTATCACTAAGAGAATCGGTTCATTATTAGTTAATTGAGAACGTAAGTAAATTGCTAAATCTGCTACTGCGTCAGAAATATACTCGATTCGAGTATCTGTTAATACCGTAACTTTTTCTGGGTCTACTCCATTAGCTTCTGCCCAAGAGTTCATCCAAGACTGTTCGGCATCTACCCATATAACATGCCCACCGAGTTGTTGACAAGTATATGCAAAGTTATATGCAATAAGGGATTTACCAGAGGATTCTTCTCCAGCTACTTCAAGTACTTTACCAAATGGTATACCACCACCAAATGTATAGTTGAGAGCAAAGAAAGTAGAGGGTAACCATAAGTTTGATTCTACTGTATCTGAAGCCAATCTCATGATACTACCATATTTCTTTAATATCTCATTTTTTGTTGGTACCTTTAAACCAACCTTAGTTTTCTTTGCCATATTAAATTCCTCTTGATTTTAAAATATTCATTGCCTGATTCAATACGTTTTTCTCTTCATCGGTAAACTTCATGAGACTACCCTTGTCGAATACAAGTTCTACTATGTGATATCCCATGAAGGGTACTTCAGACCTCTCTCCATTGGGTAATTCTACTTTGGCATACATCCATGATAATATCATTTCTGCCATAAGAGGGTCTACCAATTCCAATATTAAAACGGGATGTTCCCAAAATTGATTATTTCTGTATATTCCAGATTCTTTATATTTCTGTTTAACCCTTTCAGAAAAATCCCTCACCTTTGCATAATCAAAGTCTGGCCCAATATCATTAATTTCACAAAATCTTCTTATAATCTTTGACTTATCTTCATCTGATAAGTTTGCCCAATATTCTTTTGATACCATAATGTAATGTATTTAGACTAAAGAAGGTGATAACTGAACGAATCTAATTACCACCTTCGAATGAAACCATATGTTTAACTAACCTTTAAATATCTGATTTGTAACGTTTCTTCTTTTTCTTTTTGGGTTCATCATCCTCCATATAATGGTCTCTGTGAATCCCTTTCTTTTTTGCCTTTTTCTTTTTGGGTTCATCATCCTCATCATCTCCTCCATGATCTTCATTCAAGAACTTAGCAAGAAGTTCTTCCAGTTCATCATATGATTTGATTTGAGAACGAACTATACCTTCCAGGTCTACATTACCTTGGTACTTCTTGTCCAATTTGGTTGGTTTACAAGCCCGAGCAGAATATGTAGTATCAAGCTTACCAGAACCCGAACGAATAATTTTGATATCGTATCCATTTCTTGGGTCTGTCATATCACCAGCTTCATCCTCATCGAGGTATAAGTCGATAATATCTTGATAAACAGAGCGTGGAACTAGAACTCCCTTATCTTTACCCTCGTAATCAAATTTAGTTCCCTTTTCGTCTGCATAGACCGGACCACCAATAACGTATCTTCTTCTTGGTACGAGAGTTTTTGCAAGTTCCTTGTCATCCTCATCCTTTGAGTTTTTCAATTCTTGATATTTTTCCATGAAGGGGCATGGTTCATCAAAAGTAGCCGGAGATATTACTCCTCCCAGATTACCTCCAAGATAGAACTGAACAATTTCTATACCCAATTCCTGGTCATCTCCCGGAGATTTGATTCTCATTCGTAAAGTACCTTCTTTAGGGAATACCAAACCATTGCCGTTTCCCTTAGATTCTAGCTGTTTCTTTCTAGCCAGCATCTTTTCTTTTGTAGAAAGTCCATCTGATGAAACTTTCTTCTTTTTCTTTTTGTCAAGTGCCATATTAATTGTTATTATTTGGTTCTGAGTAAATTATCTCATTCATACTCAACACCGTTAAAGTGTTCTTTTCCAAAAGTTGTTGTAAGCCTGGGGTAAGCTTGTCTGTTTCAAATTCCAGTTCCTTACCGGCATACAAACCATAGGTAACTATTCTACCTATTTGCACCAAATCCCGGTAAGTTCTATACTCTTCGGTAATCTCACCGAGTTTAACTATAACTCCCTTACGAGGAACTCCCTCTTTTACCTGTTCCGGGATAATAAGCCCACCCCTAGTTTGGTTTACTTCTTTTGGTGATAAGATAAGAACTCGGTTTTCAGTTGGACATCCTGGTAATTGATTATCAAACTGAGCTGCTACCATAGCAGAAATGAAAGATAGTGAATAATTCATATTCTTAATTCGTTTTTAAAAGTTAGTAATTACTTATAGTTATTATTGTTGCTTCCTCATGTTGGCATTAATAGTCCTCAAGATATTCTCTCTAGACTCATAAGCTCTACATATTGAAATATACTTGTTAGCCTTTTCTACTGCTTTTAAATACCGTTGATATATTGACTTATACTTGGGAGATATATTAGCCTTATGAGCAACGTAATCATTATTGAACCTTTCATTAGATTCTTTAATAAATATCCAAGCAGCAGAATAAGCTTCATCCTTTTCTCTTGCTAGAGCATCCCTTTCTTTAATATACTTATCTCTTAATGAGCAAAGTATATAATAACTAGTTGGGGATTCCCTTAACTGAGAATTAATGATATTTTCATTAATGGATAATTCCTTAGCAATATCTATGGTTATGATATTACCTTCGAATTTAACCCTTAGTTTCTTCAGTTCCGTTTTCATGTACTTTCAATAAATTCTTAAAATCTTCTTTTGAATATTTACCTTCTTGAATTGCTTTAGATACCTGAGCAAATGCACAATGGTATGCAGTATCTAAACCAGGCAAGTGAAGAATAGATTCATACTTACCAATTATATCGATTAAAGCTTTGAATCTTAAATCACATAAATTATCTGTTCCTCCTCTATCTACTAAAGTCATAAACAGAGCCCAATAAATATGAGTAGCATCTTCATAAGCTAACCTTGCATCTTCGTCCTTCATTACACCAAATGCCAAATCCTCTAATAGTTTGAGATTTGATTGAAGTTGCTCTATCTGAGACCTAACTCGGTTGAATACCATTTTATCTCTACCGACTAATCTCAAATTACATAGGTCTAATTGACGATTGAGATTTTGAATAGAGAACTCTAAGCAGGCAGATATCATATAGGTTAAAGATGATAGCCTATTTGTATTCATTATTTGTTCTTCAGTTGCCATAGTTTATAATATTTTATTATTTATGTTGTCATAGTATCCTCTTTCTTCACTTCTGTATGTGATTTTGGATTTTCTTTATGATGAAGATACCTATTACAACCTGGGCACTTAACTAATTTACAATCAGCAAAAGTGGATGAATCTACTTCTGAGTAGTCATATTCAAATTCACAATCACAGTATGGGCATTTAGCTCGGTAAATCGTGGGTCCGTTCAAAATCTTTTTCATAAGCCTTTATTTGTTTATTAAATCTCTCTTTAAATTGCTTAATATGGATATGTTTATATTTCTTATGTTCAGCCATATATTCCTCTACTGAGAAATCGGGTTGTAACATCTTATTATAATCATACCCAGGGATAAAGGGTAATTCCTCTGCCATAGTTCTACCAATGGTAAAGTCCATGTCCATATCAACATCATCAACTTGAAATCCGAAATACCTTTTCGTACTTGGGTTACGTAGGATATTCCAGATTGTATATACAGTCCAGGTGTTAATATCTTGAGGTTTAGAATACATATATACAGCATCATGTACTGTACAAGCTTCTTTCATCATGGGTAATTTACCTTGTCTCATTAACCAATAAACAAGGATAGCTCCAAAATTTGTCATATTTGCTGCAGCACCTTGACAGGGGAAGTTAAGACCTAAACGAATTGCATAAGCAACTTCTTGCTTGTCATTTGAATATATTTGTGGGAGTCTTCGTTTAGTACCAAATAACTGTGTGTAATACCCATGCTTACGAAGGAATTTCTCTTGTTTCTCTTTAAACTTCCTAATCTTAGGATGTTGACCAAAGAATACTTCCATTTCCTTTGCTGCTTCTTCTGGTGTAACTATAATACCTGCTTTTGGGTCAGATAATTTAACTGCTAGCAATTTATTACCAATTCCATAAATAAGTCCAAATGCAATCTGTTTAGCTTGCTTTCTCCTTACCTTCCATAACTTATAATCGGGATGTGTTTCATCTTCATAAGCTTTACTTGCTTCTTCGATTGATACACCGTATTTTGCTGCTGCTATACCAAGATGAGGGTCTACTCCTTTGGCAAATGCTTCCAAATAAGTTTCGTCTCCAGATAGATGAGCCATCATTCTTAATTCTGCTTGAGAATAGTCGAATGCCATATATAAATAACCCGGAGGAGCAACTAATTGTTTCTTAATATTTGGGTCTACAGATGTCTTTGGTATTTGCTGCATATTTGGGTCAGCAGAACTGAATCGATTAGAATCTGTTCCATGTATATTATACCTACCATGTAATCGAGAATCATCTTGGACTTTTTCATGCCAACCTTCAATATAGGTAGTATACATTTTCTGTAAACCTCTTAATTCAAGTAGCTTATCAAGGAATATTGCTTTTGGAGATTCTGGGTCTTTTACTGTTAACCTTAATTCAACCAAAGTATCTTCATCTGTACTTGGCTTACCAGATTCATTATTTTTAATTACTGGGAATTTAAAACCAGAATCTGAATACATAAGTGCTGGTAAATCAACTGGACTACCAAGATTGATAGGTCTAATTAAATCCTGCTCCTTCTTGGTAGTAAATACTCCTGCACGAATATTAGATATCTTCTGTTCCCTTGAATCAATCTTACGTTTATCTTTTGGGTCATTATAATCTAATTCTTCAAGTTCAGCCTCAATAGATTCGATATATTTCTCAACCTTTTGCTGATTGAATTTCTTTACAAACTTCTTTACCCTTGGTAAATCATATATTGCTTGTCTAGCAGCATCAATCTTCGGTTTATATTCCTCAAGTAATTTCTGGTTGAAATCTCTATCAAGGTATAATCCCTCTTTCTCTACGGAGGTTAATACCCGGGAATTACACATAAATAAATTACGGAATACAGAATACATCTTTAAATCAATTAACTTCTTCTCAAAGAATATCATTAATCGTAATGTAAAGTCTGTATCTTGACAACCATATTTACATAATGGGTCTAATTCTTTTTTATCCCAGGGTATCTTATCGAATTTATCTTGCTTTTCGTAATCACCATATTCGGGTAGATACCTTCTAACCATATCCTTTAACCCGTGAGGTTTTTCTTCATTGAGAACATATTTTGCAAGCATACCATCTAAGCATGTACCTCTATAATAGATATGATACTTTTGATTAATCTGGTCATCAAATTTCCAGTTCCATGCAACTTTTACAATATCATAATTCTCAATAACCTCTTCCCCAAATTTCCTTAACATCTTCTTCCAGTTCCATCCGGGAGAAGTATATTCTTTAGTTTGGAAATGGTCTAAGGGAATAGAAGCACCAAATCCTGGCATCCAAGATACCGAGAGAATAGTTGGCTTGAAACTTTTGTTATAGATTGGTTCAGCATTAGTTTCGTAGTCACAGCAAGCATAACCCGTTGCTTTGCAACAAGCAATAAGTTTCTTAAGTTCTCTTTTATTCTTAATTATCTTATATCTCGTTTCCATGTTAATAAATAGAAAGAGGGACATACCCACATGTAGTAGATACATCCCTCTAATATTAGAATGAGTCCTGTAAATCTTCAAGATTGGTATTTAGGTATTTCCAATCTTTCTTATAAGAATGAAGAGAATCAATGGTGTGGTATAAGTAACCGGGTTTAACTCCCACCTCTTGAGCTACATATTCCATAAGTCTCCATGCAAGGTATACATCATTACCAAAGTGAGTAACAAAATCCGAACTTCTTTGATGATAGCAAATATGTAATACCTTCTCTCCTTTACCGTTTTGACGGATAAGGAAATCGTAATACATAGAGCAAGGAATACGTCGACTTCCATCAAGGAAACATAAATCTGAACCATGAAATATTGGGAGTACTGCTTTACGAGTATCATTATCCCTTTTAAGAAGATTAATTACTTCTTCTAAAGCTAACTTACCAGTATCACTTAAATCATTCCAAATCCTTTCTGGATAAGTATAATCAAACTTTTTACCATTTGGACCCTCAACTAAGAATTGTTCCCATAAGTCTTTCCTTAACTCCCAAGCTGTACCGGGATTTAAACCATACCAACAAAGCCTTTCTCCTAACTCTGCATCTGCCCATTCTCTTGAATGTGAAAATACAAATAACCATACTGGGTCTCCGAGTGAAGTCAAGCAATATTGTTGGCAAATGAGTTCCTTTGTTTCAAATTCCTCTTTACCTTCAATGACTTTATTCTGATAGGTCTTTGGTTTTACAGTTTGACCATAACTGTTGAGTTCTCTGCCAAGTTCTGACATTAACTCAAAAGAATTACTGTAGATTCTCATTCTTCTGTTTCTTTAAAAGTTTCTTCTTATATGCTTTACGTTGAGAATAGGATATCACATTTTCTGGATATTCTATATCTTCATATTCTAATAGCAAGTCCTTTGCTAACAAAGCTTGGTATTCGTATAAGTCCGGACGAAGTACTTTAAAACTCCTGAAGAATACCTTAAATGAAGACCATTCTTTCTCTGTACCCTTTTGGATTTTCTTATAAACCTCTTTAACTCTTTTAGTCCAAGGATTATCTATACCCTTGATTACTTTCTTTAAAGGTTTATAAGCTGAGTACATTAAGAGTGTCTCTACATTCCCATACATTTGAGTCGCAAATAGGTTGATTTGTACTGACTGGTCCGGCCCATACACATATTCGGCCATCCGTTGAATTAATAGGAAGTCGAATATTAACCTCTTTGTAATCTCTGATGCTCTGATTACCATTGTAATAACTGGGATGTCCTCTTGAAATCTCTTCGAAAAAGTTGCAGCAATTAAACATTGTTTACCGTTATCATGATGATTATTAAACATATATGTAACATTGTAATTCTGATTATACTTGTTCTTCAGGATTCTTAATTTGCTACGTAAGAGGTCTAACTTATTAAAATCAATATAATTATTCAATAAGCTCGTCCACTTAGTTTCTTTGTAATTAAAACACCTGCCATAATCAAAATCTGGGTCTACCCATGCTTTACGTATTTTTATAAACACATTGTATGCTACTGCAACTCCACTGTTTGCAGTAGCACCTTTATCAAAAAGAACGGGGTCTAATCTTAAGAAAGCCTCGTTCAATTTCTCCCATGCCTCTTGTGAAGTAGCAAACTCCAAAGAGTGGAGGGTCTCCTCCGTATTCGATTGAAGACCCTCTAATTTTCTATTCCATCCACTCATTAGTAATTTGTTTTTTGTCTCCAGAGGTTAAGTCTTTGTTTCTTAAAGAATAACCTGTAGATTGATTCATCTGAAAATCCTTGTAATCCCAAGAATCCCATATATAGGTAGAAAGCTTTTACCAAAGAATACTGAAAGTCTAATTCCTTAGTCATTACTTGGGTTTGTTTCCATGGTCTACACTTAAGAAGATTCCTTGCAATATTCAATTCATATACTACATTGAATAATAATACCTTCTCTTCTTCGTGAGATGCTTCACTTAAAGTATTAAACCCGGGAGTATAATCTTTTACTGATTCATGGTCTTCATCAATCATATTAAACCGATTAACTAAACCAATACTACCTTCGGTAACCATGGCTATACCCATAGTAATCACATCTTTCAATTCTTTTACTTTGAAGTCAGAGTAATCGATTACATAAGACGTTCCCCATGAGAATATGTCTTCTGGTAGTATATTTGCAAAATGGAACAAAGTGAATAGGAATCCCAGAGCATCTCCCTGTTCTTCATTGGCATTCTGCAAATGGTTGAGTACCTGAGTATATTCATCTTCGGTTAGTTGGTCAATATTCCATCCCCACTTGTGGCATATCTTTACTACCTCAGAGGTAGATTCATAACCCTCCATTAGTTCTTCGATAACCCTGGCAATAAAATCCTTAAGAACTACTTGATTTTGGTGATTATTAATATCAACCGGATAATCGGGTAGCTTTTCTATTTGCCGGTAGCCGTCTAATTGTTCTAACGAAAGAGAATACATTGCTTGTAAATACGTACCTACTTCTAAAGAAGGTACTGTTTCCTTAATATTACGTATATCCATTACTTACTTCCTGTTGAATTAAATCCACCTTCACCTCTTGTTCCCCACATTTGAGATTCAGAATAAAATTCTTCTGATTGAATCTCCTCGGGTTCTGTGAGATAGATTGGTACATGAATAAATTGGGTTGCTTTCTCATCCACCTTTAGAGTCTGTATTACTCGACTGAGATTGATTATACCAATATGAATCTCTCCTACATAAGGAGAATCTACAATCTCTGCAGTATACAGAAGACCTTTTTTAGAAGCAAGCCCAGACTTATTAGCTGCCATGAGCATAGACTCTTGAGGTTCGATAAGAGGTTTAATACCTGATGGGATAAGGATTCTCCCTCCCGGGTAGATTTGAATATCAGTTACGAAGTTGGTAGTTGTATTTACTCCCAATACAAAATCTGGGGTAAAATTATTTGGAGACTGGTTTGCCTCGATTTGAATCAATTGTTGAGGGTCCAAGTTTCTTGGGATATAGAAATCCAAACCTGCATCACCTGCATTACCTCTCGATGGAGTCTTTACGTCTCTTACTTTAATAAATCTGAATCTGTTCATAATATATTACATTGTTTTAAAAGTTGTCCAAAGGTTAATCCCCGTTGAGGAGTTACTCCGAGTGAATGACAGAACCTTTCTACGTCATATTCACCTTGCATAAACAAATCAGCAAGAACATCATCTTGCCGTACATAATAATTTGGGTTGTTAAGATATAACTTAAACATTGCCCATATCATTCTTAACTTACCTACTTTTCCCATTACATTCTTTATAAAGTTCTCTAATACGTTTCTTAGGTACTTCGAATTTCTCAACTGTCTTTGAGATAATTTCTTTTCTGTCTTTCCCTTTCCGAATCAAGCTTCGGATGAATTTCTTGATACCAACTGTGTCTTCTAATACATCCAAATCTTTGTATTGATTCTTCTGTTCTAATTCTTTCCTTGTAATGTTCAAGTTCTGGGACATCTTGAATGCACACAGTTCTGAATCTCCGCATAATTTACATTCTTTAGTGGATAAATCATACCCAATACCAAAGCATGGGTCTCCATTACTTCCCAACTGAGAGATATCTAAAGGTGTTAGGATATCCTGCTTGGTTAAGTCAGGAAGCATTTGTTTTTTCTTTGCCATAATTAATCATCTATTTTTTTTTCTGTTAGTCTTATGACTGAATCTCCAATCTTCAATTCCGACTCATACAGTGGTAGGTAGGAATGTCCAATTGCATTAATAAATAGTTTCCTGATATCACCCAAGTGTTGTGAGTAACGAGAATCAGTATAAGTTAGTACTCTAACCTGTAGCCC